GTTCTTAATAACAATCCTCAATTAGATAACAAGAAGATTGTTGCAGATGCGTTAAATGCACTTAATGTCGCAATTACATATTTAGAAAATTTATACTATACTAATGTCGATAATTTTTTAGCGTCAGAATTAGTTCGGCTCCAAACTGCAATTGACCGATATAGAAAAATTGGCACATATAGCGGTGCAATACAATATCAAGTGAATAATTTTGTAATATATAACTCGCTTGCATATATGTGTATTGCTACGCCGCCAATCGGTACTATTCCTACTAATGCTACTTATTGGGAAGAAGTTGGGCTAAAAGGAGAACAGGGTGCATCGAGTTTAAACTTAACGCTAAAATACGAATGGAGTAATTTAACATCATACTCAATCAGAGATGTTGTAGTTTATAATGAAGACTTCTATGTCGCCAAGACGAATAATGTAAATAAAATCCCATCGACATCAACTGCTGATTGGGAGATATTACTTAGTATAAACCAAAGATATATCCACACAGAGCCAACCGACACTTTGTTGGTTGAAGGAGATATTTGGTTTAAACCTCTATAAAGAAAGGAGATGAACAAATGGCAAATAAAAATATTTTACCAAAAGTAAGAACCGATGTAGGTTTTGATAATTTAAACACTATATCTACATATACTAATCACGTTGCCACGGCAGTAACAACGGTATATGATACATATGAGATTAATGTACCTGCCCCGAATGATATTTTAACGGGGCAGTTTGTGTTGATTTTTGTGCCTGATTTAGACAGTATTGTTGGCATGAAAATTAGTATTAATAATGGGGTAGGGACACCTATTTATGTTGACGAAAATCCGGCAGATGCAGGATTGTTAAAAAGCGGCATTCCAATCCAACTAATAGTAGATATGATATCTAATAAGGCGTATGCAAATAAGACTATCTTAGAATCAGAGTCCTGCATCGTCACAGTCTCAACATCAGATTCACAAGCTATATCAGGGCAGACGATAACCCTGACTAACCTGACGTTATCCACCACGGAAACCTATACGCTACTAGCAGGAGAAACATCACATACATTTAAAGTAACTCCAACACAGATTTATAAAATAAGCGTAGATGCGAAATCGACATACGTTGCTCCGTCAGAATCAGCTGAGTTTTCAGCAATTGCAGGCAACGTAAGAAATGTGGCAATACAGTATGAAAAATTATTTCGATATGGATTTAGAAGAACCAAAGCGGAATCGAATCCCGACACACGAATAGAGTATTTATTTGATGCAGTCGGTATGACTCCTGCCTATATGGACTTCACAAGTGGTAATTTTAACTACGGGTCATGGGAGACATTTGTGAACGAAGTGTCACGCCCCGTAATGCTGAAAACTGACGGAACGGTTGATTACGAATTATCACGAAATGACATGACGAAAAGGGCTGATGGCGTAACTGCATCCGATGTTTCAAATACATCATATAATGGCAACGCTATGATTGAGTTCCGTAAATTCAAGTGGGTCAGACGATACGAAGACGCGACTTACGAGTATGTAATATTTTCGAATGCCCAATATGATGTGGATTATAAAGCATATGCTCACACCAATGCACTTGGAAATATCAACGAAGCGTTTTATTGGGGGGCGTTCAAGGGAACCAATATAAGCAGTAAACTTCGGTCACTTGGAACGGGTGCAGTAATGGTATCGCAAACACGAAACACCGAGGTGTCCTATGCAACTGCAAACGGTAGTGGATACTACACTATCTACAAGTCTGGATGGGATTATATCGGAGATTTGCTGACACTAATTTCTAAATCTGATAACTCGCAGGCAAAGTTCGGAAGTGGCATAAGTAAATCCACAAATACAACGGCAATCGCAACTGGTACTCTAAAAGCACAACCGTACTTTAAGGGGTATAACGACGAAACATCTGACGTAAAAGTATTCGGAATCGAAGGGTTTTGGGGTAACGTGTGGGAAGGTATGGCTGGTTTAATTTTAAATAGCGGAATTAAAACCAAAATGACACCCCCTTACAACTTTGATGGCACAGGATATACCAACACAGGTGTAACGCCAAGCGGAACAAGCGGTGATTTTGTAAACACGGCATCTGTAACTGATGTAAGTGGATATGTGCCTAAAACCGTAAACGGAAGTGGCACTACTTATTATTGCGACGGCTTATGGTTTAATAGTTCGCAAGTAGATTATGCATTGGTCGGTGGCAATTGGAATAACGCTTTGCTTGTTGGTTGTCGTTATGTGAGTCTGAACTCTTTGGCTTCTGGTGCGGGCGCTGGCTTCGGCTCTCGCCTTTCTTATAACAACCCTGCATAGGCGGGGTTTGGGGTCGCCCAGACCCCAATATAGGGTTTTAGAGTGCAGGGTCGGTGGCAATTGGAATAACGCTTTGCATGATGGATGTCGTTATGTGAATCTGAACAATTTGGCTTCTAATACGAACGCTAACATCGGCTCTCGCATCTCTTATGATTTAAAATTAAAATAATGCACTTTAAAATCCTCGCCCCTTGGCGAAAATAACGTCGTAGCAGGCAGGGGTTAGTAAATAATTGAAAGCCCTTGAGACAATAAGAAAGGTTATCCGTGAAAAGAAAAGGTTATATTTATGAAGAAATATGCCATAAAGAAAATATACGAGTGGCAATATTAAAGGCATCAAAAGGCAAAAGGCACAGAGGCGATGTTCAAAAAGTATTATCTAATATGCCAAAGTACATTGACAAAATACAAAAATTATTAATATCTGAATCTTATATGCCAAGCGATTATAAAATAGAAACGATAAAAGAGGGCATATCACAAAAGGAAAGGATTATATACAAGCCAAACTTTTATCCTGACCAAATTATACATTGGGCGATAATACTAAAACTAGAACCAATATTATCAAAAGGAATGTATATTTTTAGTTGTGGTAGCATCCCCAACCGTGGGGTTCATTATGGAAAAAAGTATATCAACAAGTGGGTAACGAAAGACCATAAAAACACAAAATATTATCTAAAACTCGATATACATAAATTTTATCCGTCTATTGATGTTGATATTTTGAGACTAAAATTAAGAACAAGAATAAAAGATAAAAAGGTTTTGTTTTTAATAGATAAAATATTGTCAAAAAGTGATGGCCTTCCTATTGGTATTTTGATTAGCCAATGGTTTGCAAATTTTTATCTTCAAGAATTAGACCACTACATTAAAGAAAAACTTGGTGTTAAATACTATATGAGATATATGGATGACATGGTTTTGTTTGGCAGGAATAAAAAAGAGTTGCATAAAGTACGAATTAAGTTATCAGAGTTTTTGGAAAAAGAAAACCTGAGCCTGAAGAAAAATTGGCAGTTATGTAGGTTTGACCCTGAACCTTTGGATTTTATGGGGTTTAGGTTTTATCGTCATAAAACAACTATGCGTAAATCCATAATGTTTAGAATTTCACGCAAGGCAAATAAAATATCTAAAAAACCAAAACCGACCTATAAAGACGCTTGTAGCATGATGAGTTATCTTGGATGGGTTAAAAATTCCGACAGTTATTTGTTTTTTAAAAATAGAATAAAATCAAAGGTCAATATTAAACAGTTGAAAAATATTATCAGAAAAGAGGTAAAAGGATGAGAACTTACAAAAGTCAGTCAGCATCAATGCCTAGCGATTGGGATTTAGATTCGAGTGCAACGACGGTGTATAAAAATTACAATATCACGTCGGCAGATTCAGATGGCATCACAATGTACTATTATGATGTCGACGAATATACACGTATTGAATATGACTCAATGGTGTTAATGCAAACACGAGCAGATACCGACTACATAGCTGTAATGATGGGGGTTGATTTATAATGTATGATAAAATTAAATACTATTACGACAACGGATTATGGGATATTCAGAGGGTATGGAACGTTGTCGGTAAAGCGATAACGGAAGATGAGTATTTCGATATTACGGGGCTTGTATACCCCGAAAAATAACCCAACAGCACGAAAGGAGAAATAATGGTTAAGACAATTAAACTAAACACAATGCCATGTATTGTCGCTGATGATATATTGGCGTTTGACCCGAATAGCGGGCTAAGAAACTATGCTAATACTATTAGTGGGAGTTTCACATATCCTGCGGGCGACAAACCCTGCTCAATCCTAATCAATGGTGGCAAAGATGTATATTCATACGCTTGTCATGCGTGGTTAGATTTTCCAGAATGTGTAATTTACAGATATAAAGATGGTACATTTGGCATTAAAAAATGCAAAACAACAACCGACATCCCTAATAGGCAAAACGTATTATGGGCAGTTGGAGGTATGGGGTTGTTAAATATGTACAATCCTAAAGAAGAAGGGTTTGCAAGATTTACAAAGAATGGCAAAACATATGACTATTCGGATGTGTTGAGAAGAACCAATCATACTGTATTGGGCATTAAAGATAATCGGTGTTATTTAATTTATGTTGCCAATAAAACGGGCGCAGAAGTTAATTCATATTGTAAAGCAATTGGACTTGACATGGCAATTATGCTTGATGGAGGACATATCGCCGCAATTAACGGTTCTGAATCATATGCTAAGATTAATACATCTACAAAGCAAGGATATGCAATTCAGGCTATTAGTGGCACATTTAACCAGTCAGAACTGCCTCCCAAACAGTCTGACAGCCCCGTACAGCCGAGTAATCCACAAACTAATACTACGGTAAGGCACACGGTTAAAAAGGGTGAATCACTCTCTAAAATAGCGAAACTATATGGAGTATCTTATAAAGATATTGCCAAAGACAATAATATTAAAGCACCGCTGTATATT